CTCGGGGCGGGAACGTCAACGACACAGACCACATAGCCATACTTCAGGTGGCCGAGATCGATTTCATCCGCCGCGAGCTCATGGTAGAACTCGCGCAGCCAGGCCGCATCGTACTCTTTCGGGTTGAAGGGATGTTTGGCGGCGTGGATCGCCAGGCGCCCAGTGAACTGCATCGGCCAGTCGCGGGTCTCGTATTTCTTCTTGCCGAGCGCCACCAGCGAGGCCCACGGCTGCCACAGCGAAAGTGTTCTCATCACCATCTCCTGACAATTCTAGTGCGCTGGCCTTCAGAGCGCGGCGGATCCACCAGCGGCGTTTCTAAAACTTTGGGCGGTTCACTGCTGGGCGCCGTCCCGGGATCCTTTGCGTCGCCGGATGGCACACCCAGGATGACAGCGAGAGGCGACAGCGGTGAGGCCGGGGCGGGATCGATCGACGCGGCAACTTCCGGCAATAAGGGCAACTGGTTGGGATCGGATTTGAGGCGGCGCTGCTCGGCGAGCTTGCGCGCTTCCTCGTGCAGCCGCTGGCTCTCGCGCTCCAGCAGCTTGGCTGGCAGCTCCGACAACGACAGGAAGGCTGCATAGGCATAGACGCGCAGATCGAGCGCCTCGTTGCGGGCACCGTCCGGCTTTTTCCAGAAGCGCACCGGAAAGCCGTGACGGTATTCTTTTTTCAACACCTCGCAGGTCAACTGCGCGAAGTACTCGTTGGTGTTGTGGGCGTGGGTGAAGTGCATGAAGCGCGGTCCCGGCGTTTCCAGGCGCAGGCGCTCGTAAATCGTCTTCTTGATCTGCGAGACCCCCACCACAAATAACCAGACATTGGCGCGATCGACGCGCCGCTTCTTGGCCAGCGGAACGTGCCCGAAGATGGAGCTGCCCTTACAGGCAAAGACGCGCTGTGTGGCGCGCTGCTTGGTATAAGCATAAACCTCGCTGGCGTGATAGCCGGAATCGACAAAGCAGGCGGCGATCGGCAGGCGCGGCCCGCGGAAGTGCGGGAACTCGAGCTCCAGATAGCGGTCGAGCTGGGCCCAAACCTCGGGGCGCGCCGTGTCGCCCTCGAAGACGCGCCAGTCGCAGGACCAACTCTCTTCCCCGCGGCCCCAGCCCACCAGCTCCAGCTCGATGCGATCGGGCTGCACGTCGCAGCCGGCGGTGAGCAGGACAATGCCATCGGGCAGTGGGCCGGCGGCCGCAATCCCAGCGGGCGTACCGGCATCGTCGACTTGCACGATGGCAGCGTTGTGGTAATCTTCGCAGCGCTTGACCAGGCCCTCGCGGTCGACCAGCTCGTCGCGCTCTTCCCAGGTCTCGGCCAGATCGAGATTGACGAAGACCTTGAGCGGCTGCTTGTTGTCGGGGAGCTGGGCGGAGGCCTTAATGTAACGCTCCACCATCTGCGCCCAGGAAAGAAACGGGGAGTACATCTTGGAAATCCAGAAACCCTGCACCTTGGTAATCTCCGGGCGAGCGGCGCGCCACTCGCCGCGGCGCAAGAGCTGCATCTTGTCGAGCTCGTCATGCGCCGAGCCGCAGAACTCGCAGGCGTAGTGCGTGTTGTCGCGGGTCGGAGGCGCATCTTTGGGATAGACCAGACGCTTCCAGGCCAGGAGCTGGAACTCGCCGCAATCCTTGCAGGGCACGTAGTAGCGCTGCTGATTGCTGATGAGATAGCGTGCCTCGATGCGGCTCTCGTTCTTGAGGGTGCAAGTGGAGGCGAGGATCAGCAGGCGGTCCCAGAAGGTCTCCTGGCGGCTTCCCACTAGCCCGATCGGATCGCCCTCCTCGCCGGCGCTCTCGGGATAGCCGTCGATCTCGTCGGCGATGACCAGGCGGGCGCGGCGGCGGCGCAGGCCCGCCGGCGCATTCGCCCCGATGACCGCCAGCCAACCGCCGGGGAACTTCTTGAATAGGGTGGCGCTGGCGGCCTTGCGGCTGCCGCGGCTGAACTTCTCGGCCAGCGCCGGGGTATCCTGCAAGAGCGGATCGAGGGTATCGAGCGACCAGGCCTTGGCGACCAGGTCGGTCGGCCACATCCAGATCATCGAGCAGGGGTCGCGGTCGCAGAAGTAGCCGAAGATATTTTCCTCGGTGAGCGACTTGCCCATCTGGGCGGCGGTGAAGAAGACCACCTCTTCGACACCGGGGATGTTGACGGCGTTGTGCATGCCGCGCTGGTAGGGGGCGACATCGGAGCGGTAATGGCCGACCATGGAGGAGGATTCCGAGGAGAGCATACGTTCGCGCTCCGCCCACTCCAGCACGGTGAGCTTGGGCGGCGGCCGGAAGACCTGCGCCGCTTCATGAAAGGCGGCAGCGGTTGCAGACGTTTGCAGGGCGCTCATGTCAATGCATCAATCGACGGTGTGCTGAACATTGCCGCCCTGAAGTGCTACGAACGACAATGGCGAACGAGGAATAGTGCCATGCTGCTCCATACAAGCGATACCGACAGCCACAACCTTGCGAATCTCATCCAGCGCGCCTACGTCTCCACGTTGGCTTGACCACGCGAATTCAGCTTCGGTTAAAAGTTTACGCATCAGCGTGAGATATCCACCAACCTCATGTGGATGCTCGGCGATAGTTCCCCACTTGCGGTTTTGAAAGACACGCTCATCATGGAGCGCACTGAGCACCTTCGCGTCAATCTGATATTTCAATGTTTTCTCCTTTCTATGATCATCACGAGGCCTCCGCAATTTCTTTGGCCGGCGCCGCGGGCGGCAGCACTGCCGGCAGTTCCGCTTCCGCAACGGCTGGCGGGGCATCATCATGCATCCCCAGCGGATTGCGGGCGAGCCGCTCAAGCACCAGGTCGATTTCCGCCAGCAGCAGCGTCTCGATCTCCGCCGGCCCGTCGGCGCGCGCCAGTAACGGCGCCAGCGAGCGCGGTAGGCGGCGCAGCATGGTGCGGATGTTGGTGTTCTTACGCCGCTCCAGATCGAGGACCTCGGCGCGCGGCAGGAGCTTACCGGATTGGACTTCAAAATCCAGCCTCGCTTTCAGCCCCTTGTATTGTTCCGTTTGAAAGCGTGCGGCGGTGAGATTGAAGCTGGCACTGGCGGCCTTGCGAGACCCAGCGGCCTTCCTGGGTGGCGCGTTCCTGGCCGTTGTCTTCTTGCGCGGCAACGGTTTCGCCGGTTTCGCCGCCGCCGGGCGTGCAAAAGCTTTGATGACCGCGTTCGCTTGGTGGGCGTCAATCAATCGGCCGACCCTCTGAATTTTTCCCTGGCTCACCAGCTTGTTGACATACTGCGGCGAGACGCCCTTGAGCGTGGCGTAAGCCTTCTGAGACATCAGCCGTGGCTTCAATGGTCATCCCCGCTGCAATGGAAAGACAAAAACTTCAAATCGTCATGATCTTTTTCAAAAAACCAATCGACGGTATGACCCGTGAACCTGTTGACCTTCAATAGAACGTCACTCGGGCAACAGGTGTGGCCTTTTTCGTAGGCATATAACGTCTGACGTGTGATTCCCAAAAATCGGGCAAATCGAAACTGGCTCCAACGATAGCTCTGGCGGACCTGTCGGATATTCCGTCCAATCGTTGCTACAAGTTCACTCATTGCGGCCTCCGCGTGCAGCCGGAGCGCCAGATGCGCAGCATCCACCAACCCCAGCGCACACTGCACCACAGATCGCTGGCCGGCGGCCGGTGCAGCAGCCGTCCCCACCACCAAAAGCCAACGTTTTCCAGGTGAATGTGCATCTTATCGTCGAGCCCTCCGCTTGGGTGCAGACGTTGGCGCGGCGCGGGCGGTAAAGTACTCCGGATCCCGGCAGGTATCGCGATGCAGCGAGCAATCGTAGTTCACAGCCACACGCCGATCGCGCGTCGGCGTCCAAAACCAGACGATCGCGGCCCGGCAACCCGGCGCAGAACACCGGCCATGGCCGGCCAATGCGTAACCGGCATCGTAAAGGTCATCGGGTTTTGTATAGGGCCAGCCAAAGACGCGTTTGCGAAAGGGATTCAACCGCAAATGCTCGAGCGCCGAGCGGAAATTCGCAGCGAAGTATGGGTCCTCCGGCCCGCGCGCCAGCCAGTTGCGCACCCAGGGCGTGAGGGCCAAGGTGTCCGTCAGACAGAAGGCCGACAATGCGGCCTTGGCGCGATCGCAGGCTGGGCAGCGCACGCCAGCAAATGCGGCGCGGATCTGCTCGTCAGTGAGCGGCATCGGCGTAACGGATTGTGCTTCGTGCGGCAAAATCAACCTCGAAATCAACCTACTTTTTCCGCGTATTACTAGCCCTCCCGTGCAACTCGCGCGTTACTCGCGGGCGGCACCCCCGGGGGAGGACCCGCGACCCGCCCTCCGACGCACTACTACTGCTCTGCCGGCGCACAGCGCGACTTTCATTTCGTGCGCGGCATTCGGATCCGCAGCCTTTAGCGCGGCCTGGATGTCGAGCCATTCGCCGCCGCTCAGCGAACCCTTTGCCTTCGCACAGCAGCCGCAGCAGCACACAAGATTTGCCAGCTGAAAGCAATGCGAGAAGGCGCGGCCGGGTGATGTGTCATAGACAAGCCCAAAGTTCGCCAATCCCATCAGCCGGGTGCAATACGGACACGCGCCTTCCAGCTTTTCGAGCACAAACAACCGCAGCCGCACTTCGCAGAAATTCGGGGCCTCGTGGTACTTCTGACCTTCGACGCTGATCCGTCGATACTCGCCAGCGATCAGTCGTTTAAAACCGTCCCGCTCGGACCGCTCGACATCGCCACCCAACGGAAAGCGCGGACGCACATACTCCAGCCAGTGAAAACGTTCCAACTGATCCAATGCCTCGAATGGCACCGACTTCAGATTCATTGCGGCCTCGCTTGCCCGTTCGATTTGTGCTCTTTGCGGTGGCCCAGCATCTGCGCGAAGGCCTCTGGAAATCGCTCGCGCAATTGCTTGCGTTCATAGGCGTCGGGATAGCGTGTCAGACCGACGCCCGCATATCCAGCGCGCTGCGCCAGCTCGTTCAGGCACGGCAAACGCGCCCGGCAAGCTTCGATGATTCGTCCATTCGGCGGCAGCGCAATCAGCAATCCGCCGCTCACAAGCTTGGTCAGATACGCCGGACGCACCCACAGCTTCCACTCTTTCTCGGGGACGAGATTGCGAAGCTCTTCCTTGATCGCCAGCCACGCCTCCAGGGCTTTGGCGTTTTCCGAAACCGGTGCAACCGCTTCAGCCGGATTCAGCTCCGCGCCGCAGGCGTGAGGTTTTTTTGTAGTAGTCTCTGTAGTAGTCTCTGTAGTAGTCTCTGCTTCCTTATAAGGTTGGTCAGTCTCTAGCCAACATGTTGGTGAGCCACTAGCCGACAAGTTGGCTAGAGACTCACCAACTTGTTGGCTAGTCTCTAGCCGACTTGTTGGTGAGCCACTAGCCAACTGGGAAATAGCTTCGCAGACGCGATCAATATCGACGCAAAAGTGCATCTTTCCGGGCATCCCACGCTTTGCCTCACGCAAAAACCCGCGCGCACATAGGATTTCCCGGGCCTGCTCCTGATCCCAACGCGAAAGGCAGGTTTCCCTGATCCAGTCTTCGCGCGTCTTGTAAAACCATCCATCGACCGCCTGGGTGCGTTCACTCCAATAGATCGCCTGCGAGAGCATCAGCCCCGCCGTCACGCTGCCGCAGATGCGCGCCAGCACGGGATGAAACGCCACCGGATGTGTCAGAAGCGCCCTCATAGGCGCATTGCGCTCGCTCAACTCCGTTGCCCCTGAATGGCTTGCATTGCCCTCGCCTCTAAAAGTGCGACCGCCGTGCATAGCAGCGGCCGCTCGTCTGTTACGTCCTGTTATGCCACTACCGGGATGTTTGTGATGCGCGCTTGCAACCAATCACGCACTGCCAGGGCTGCATCGATGCGCCATTTATCGCCGTCGGCTTCAAACAGCGCCAGCTTCGGGATCTCTTCTTTCGCTTGCTACACGCGAAAGATGAACTCACTCGCCGGTTGGACCACTTCACGAAAGGTGCGGAATGGTGCCAGGGTGACGCGCGGGCGAAGCGTCTCCGTAGTCTTCAACACTGCGCCGGTTTTCATGCCGACCTTTTGCGTGATACCGCTGTCTTCCGAGCTGCTGACGTGCTCGTCCGTCAAGTTGGCCGCGATCCGTAACAGATACTCGCGGTCCTCGGTCAGCGTGAATTGGGCAGCCAGCGCGATCATGAATGTTTCGTGATCATAGAACTGGCCGAACTTGAAGCCGTCGAGCTGCGGCAGCTTCGCCTGGATGTGATATTTTCTCCGAGCAAAGTCATCGCACAGCCGCGACACCAAGCGCACCGATGCATGATCGTCGACCCTGACGATTAAGCCCAGCGCGTCGGTACCGATGGCATTCAGGTCCGCCGCGATCAGGTCGACCAGTGCCGAAAGGGTTGTAATGCTCACCGACTCGGGGAGCGCCGGCCGCTGGTCGTATTCGCTCAGCGTCCGATCGCTAAGCACATGCCCGGGCTTGCCTGCGCTGACCGTCGGCGGCACGAGCGAATTCAGATACTCCATTGCCTCTTTAATCAAAATCTTCCTCTATCGTTCGAAACGTTAGAGCCTCACTCCTGAACACAACTGCGCACTTCTACTGCGCCGCCTCCGTCGCGGGTTTGCCGAAAAGCGCCGTCTGGCTGGGGTTTTCCGGATACGCCTTCATTTCATTACCCTGCTTGGTAAAGTAGATTTTGGCGCTCATTACTGCGACGCCGCTGAGCTTGGTCGTTAGGACTGAGCCGATAAATTCCACCATCGCCGAGCGGCGATCGAGCGATGGCGCGAATTTAATTTTCAACGTCAGTTCGCGGACCGTATCCGAAGGTGTATTCACGTCCGCGATGTTTTCCAGGATTTTTGCCAGGTCGCGTTGGAAGATTTCTTCCGCGCCGCCCTGACACAGGTTGCTCAACTTCAACGTTTGCTCTTTCTCCATTTGCCTCCCTCAATTCAGTCCTAACACCAACCCCACTGTGCGCGGCCTGCCATCCAGGCCAGGAACGGTG